CTTGCATTTCTATTTTATCAAAGTTTAGTTCTTCTAATAAAAGTTGTTTATCAGTTTCGCTTAGTTTTTCATCAGCACCAATTTTAGAAGCTAAAACCTCTAAGGCTTCTATTCCTGTAACGTTCCCTGCTATTTTCAACAGTTCAGGTGCTACTTCTTTACCTTGTTTTAATAACCAACGTAAAGCATCGCCTACCCTTGTAGTTCCGTTTTTATCTTTGTATTTAGGCATTATTCCAACGTGCTTTAGTTTTTCTAATATCGTAATGTGTGAAAGTTTTATACATTCCTAAACCGCCTTGTAGTATTTCTCCTGATAACATTAATTCATCTAAATAATCGTAAGTATCTAAAACAGGGTCTAACCCTTGAATAACAATATCAGCAGCTTTGCCTAGTAAGTGTTGAGAGTTTACAGAACCGCCTACGGACTTATTATGTGCTTCACACCTATAAGCACTATTTATATTTATAGGCATAGCTACATTATCACGAATGTACTGTAATTGATTAGCTAGTTTAGTAATATTTACAAATACATCATCTGGCATTTCACAACCACACTTACAATCAAACTCACTTTTTTTAAAGTTTTTAGTCATTCTTTTTGTGCGTTTCGTATATCTTCTGGGCTGTATAGCCTATTGATAATAACAATAATATAATCTTTAAACTATTCTCTATATGTGTAAAGCTGATACCTAAAGTAACAGCATTTAAAATTCCTATTTTCAAATCTTGTATTGTCATTACATTTTATTTTCTAAATACGATACTCCTGCAAATTGATGCATTCCCTCGCTCTCTAAATCTACGCTGTAAGTTTTCCAACCGTACGGATGACTTTCTAAACCATTCCAAACTACATCAACGTGATAACTTTCACTTAAAACAGGTGCTTTTATTTCTTCTAAATTCTCATCATATTCTCCCTGCTCTAAAATTATATGACCGAGTAATACAATAGCGTGTTTATGTGTTGGATATTCATTACCCTCAAAATCTGTATCAACTCCTAAATCTTGTATTTTATCTAAAGCCTGCTCTTCGCTTTTAAATTCGTATTTACCTAGTTTTATTTCCATAATTTATTTTATATTGTTGTTAAACAAGTTAATTCTTCATCTGTAAGTGCTTCTTTAAAAACTGCAACGCATTTAGTTTTACCGAAAAATATATTATTTACATCTCCCCTATTAAAGCTAAGGCTATTAAAAGTTCCTGTATTAGGAACAACTCCAGATGTATCCGTTGCCCTTTTAACTCCATTAACCCACAAGGCAAAATCATTTTCTTTATATTTAAAAGCTACTTTGTTAAATTCTGTAATATCTGAAACATCAAAACTCATAAAAGATTGAGATGATGAGGCGGTTCTAAATTCTGAATAAATCTTATTGCTGTCGCTTCTATATCCAAATTTAACAGTGTTATTATTAGTTCCATCACTTAATGATAAGACCCTAAAACTTAAATCATCCGATAACGCTGCTATCTCAGCATATAGTACGCCCTCTGTTGAGTTTATTAAATCTGTGCTACCAGAATCAAATGCTGCATCTTGTAAGCGTGTTTCTGTACTTCCGATTGTTGGAATGTATGAAGTAGCGAAAGATAAAGGTTCGAATTGTGCTTTTATTACTGAGCCACTAACAGTGCTTGTTAATAAACCGCTTGATGCTGTAAAAGTTAAACTAACTCTATTATTAACTCCAGTTCCGTTTAGTGTGCCTGAATGTGTACCACTAAAAGTAATTGAGCCTGTGCCGTAAAAAGAAACCGTATAACTTTCAACGTTTGTTGAAACACTTTGAGTTGATAATGTGTCTGAGTTTAAAAATAAGTTCGTACTCTGCGGCTCAAATAACCAGTTTCCTAAACCCCCTGTATAATCTATTCTTGGAAGATTGCTTGTAACATCCACAATTAAACCCTGTGAGTTTACTCTAGTTGCACTTGAATTTCTAGTGAAATCAAAATCCCCAATTCCGTTTGTCGGTTTAACACTTAATATCTTACCATCGTCGTACGCAGTAGGCGTAGTTACTATACTCGCTTTTTCTAATAAATTACTCATTATTCACAGTTTTCTAAGTCGGTTAATATTTCGCTTGTTTTGTTAGCGTTCTCATAATATGTTGCTCTCGCTTGTAAAGTAGTTAAAAGGTTAGGTACTGCGCTTGTTACTGACAAGTCAAAGTATATTCCACCCCACCCAAATTTTACTGGTAAACCCCACCAAGTTGTCTTATATATTTCTCCGTATCCCATTATATAGTTGTTAATTCTATTGATTCTGCCTCTGTTAGTACTCTATTATAAACTCTTAAATCTTTTATTTTAGCTTGTAGGTTAAACGCACCTCCTGATATATCCGCTATTGTGCTTCTAACCTCCGTTAATGTGTTAGGTGCAAATGTATTAACGCTTGTATCTGTTGAAATTAATTGACCGTTTACATAAAATTTAACTTCATTTAATTTGTATGTTATAGCCATTTTATTAAAATTAGTAATATCAAAACTTGATGTAGTTATTATCGCTTGTGCTGAATTTAAAACCCTTACATCACATCTAATTTGATTATTTGTAGTGTCGTATTGTAAAGTAATTCTATTTTGACTGCCAATTCCCGCTAATTCTATACCATTGCTATTTGTTTGAGCATTTAAAAAAGATGCCATTTCAACAAAAAAAGTACTTTCTAAAGAATTAAATAAACTACTTGAACCTGCACCATCAATAAAATCTTTTAACCTTGTTTCTTCAATCCCTGTTGTTTTGATATAGCTTGTTGGGTAGCTTCCTTGCTCAACTTGTGCGCCCCAAATAAATAAACTATCATTAGCCGATGAGCCAGTGTTACCAGTCACATAAATACGAGGTTCAAATGATGTTGTGTCTGCGCTATCTGTTATAATTAAACGATACCAACCATTACCATAATCAATAATTTGTTCTGAATTAGGTATGTTTCCTGTATTGTCAAAACCAGATGAAAATGTTTGCGTTGTTAAATCAAATTTACGATTGTAAATTGTTGTTCCATAATCTAAACGCAACCAACCTGTTGCTCTGTTGTCCGCCTTTACAAATAAACTAAATGTTGTGTTTCCTGTTGAAATTACTGGATTTGATGACGGTTTTGTAAAGCTAAAATTTGAACCATTTGAAATAATTTTATCAGCGGTCATTGTTCCATCAGGAGAGATTATTTGATTTACAGAAACTGATGCACCATTGAAAAAAGACCACGAAGTCCCCCAATTTTCTGACTGCAAAATTTTATTCGTTCTTTGCGGTTCTAATAATAAACTAGGGCAATCGCTATTTAACCAATCTAATCTTGGTACATTATTAGTAACCGTTTCTATTAACCCATCTCTATCAACTCTTGTAGATGTTGAGCCTCTACTAAAATCAAAATCCCCAACACCATCAGTAGGTAAAATTGAGTAAACTTTACCACTTTTATATCCGCTTGGTATTAATGCTAATTTTGGGTTTTCCATTATCTCTGTGTTATTATTGATGTGCTTGAACTGTACCACCATTGACCATCAACTTGAAGTCTTAGCGTTACTGTTTCACCTCTATTTATTTCTATTGTTTGTCCAAAGTCTAGTACTACTGTTTCTCTTACGTTATTACCATAAGAACCTGTTTGACTGCCTTTTAAAATATTATCCACATAAACGCTCAAAGTTAAAGAACTACCGTTAGGGAATTGCCTAGATGAATAAGGCAAAGACGATAACATAAATTGACTAAAATAAGCATTATAAGGTACAGGAATACCACCATAAGCATAAGGGAATGCAGTTGTAGAACCTGTATCATATAGAGTATATGTAGAAATACCACTTATATAATGCCTCCAAGTAACACTTATTTTTTCACTTACATAACCTCTTTTAACGCTGTCTTTACTTATTGCGTTTGATATATTCCCTCTCATTATTTAAGTTTTTAGTGTCCTTTCTCAAATAACTCATTAACTTATTTAAGTTTTTTTTCTTTACTTTATATTTCATAAAACCCACCCATTAAATACCGTATCTGTATCAGGACTTATATCATTATCGCTATTACTTGTGTATTCAGGGAATTTAGATTCATTAAAACATAAATAATCTACTAATCTAGTTGAATAATAGTTTGCATACTCTCTAGCTTTGCCTACTAAATAATCTACTTCTGTTTTATTAACGTTTTCTGCTGTTTCGCTTGAATGTTTAAACACTCCCCCATTCTTAATTTGATATGCTGCAAATGGAATATAATTAACTTGTGCAAACCATATAAGAGTTGGCTGTATATAGTCGCTTACAAGGGCTAAATAGTCTCCAGATAAAGTGCTATTTTCAATGTCCGTACTTATTCTATTGTATAAATCTGTACCTAGTAGGTTTTGTATGTCAATTTCTTGACCTAGTTTAATAAACTGAATAAATTTATCAGTATCTACATTCCCATCTAAGATAGAATTTCGTACTAAGTCAGTTCTTGATATAAATAATGCTGTTGCCATTTAGTTTTTGAATTTCATTTTATTCCAATATTCAGCAGTATAACCTTTATACTTCATATCCTTTGGTGCTACTGGTACTTTTTGAGCGTTCTTAGGCATTTTAAAACCCTTGCTTTTTGCTTGACCGCTTGTTATTTGACTTTTTTCACCGTTTTTAATTTGGTAAGTTTTTCTAAACCATTTATGATTACATCTTGCACCGCCTTTATATAACCAGATGCTATAAGTATCTGAGCCACCTTTACCAAAACCTGCATTAACAGATTTTTTACCCATTGCCACAATGTCCTCTTTACGGTAAACCTTTTTAGCACCTATCATTTTAGAACAAAACTGTCGGCTGTTTGACCCTGCTTTTTCTGGTGCATAAGAATAACGTACTAAGAACTCAACGCCTTTTTGACTATCTTGTTTTGATTTGCCATCTTGTGTACTTTTTGCGTTTGGTTTAGCTGTTCCTGTGCTTACAAAATTCCATATTTTAGATAACGTTGTTTCGTCTTTTTCTGGTTCAGTGTTTAGGTCTGTTATAACTTCATCAAGTTCATCATTTAGCTCATAGTCTACTTCACTTTCATCTACTAAATCATACTCAGCTAATAACTCGCTTTCATCTTGCCCTAAATCTATTAATTCATCAGCAATATCACTACCTACTTCATCTGGTAATTCTTGACTAAGTTTAACTCCTGTTTCTTCTTCTCTTGTTTCAGCGTCCTCAACGTTTTCTAAGTCTGTAAATTCTAACGGTTGAAGCGTTTTAAAGTACAATTTAAGGCTCATTTGGTTGAATGCTAGTATGCTATCAAAGGCATCTATTAAAAGCATCTGAAATGGTCTTATAACGGTGTTATCCATTAATGTAGATGCAGTTTTTAATTCTTCAGCATTATTACCTAAACCGCTATTATCTTTAATTCCTAAAAGCATAGGTGAAACCACTCTGTGTGATACCATTACTTTTTTAGAACTTTCATCCGAAAGGAATTGATATTGTTGGTGTGCTTCGCTTAACTGTATTGGCTCAATAGTTGCTGCACTTTCTGGATTGTCGTTAAATGCTAGTA